TGGTCGGTCGTGATCGAGTCGAGCATCAGGGCCAGCACGCGCGCGTCGACGATGTCTTCGAGCGGTTTCGGCGTCTTCTTCATGCCGAAGGACGCCGATGACCAAGAAGATATAACGTCTGCCAAAGCTCACAGTAAGTTAGCGGAGTTAGTCCAAAAGCAAAATCACGCCAAATTGCTTCTGATGAAGTCTCTTTTCATCCTCTATAATCAATCCTTCGTTGCGGCCTATAATGAGAATAAAGCTGATTATCGCTTCGGCTCGATCAAAGTTCCAGATTATGTTGAGACGGAGATAACAAATCGGGATTCTTACTGTCCGTCCTGTGGAGATAGGATTGGTTTCGACCGATTTAGTCCTGAATCTCCCCAGACTCCACCAATGGAGCAAAATTGTCCTGCTTGTGGAAACATGGTCATGCCTGAGACAGAAGATGTTCCGGGAATGATGCAGCAGCAGGTTGGATCTCATACTGAGCCTAAGAATAGAGAGTGTATTGAGGTCTATGGACCAATTAACGTAAAGGTTCCAATCTGGGCGCGTGACCAGTTTAGTATTCCATATCTGATTCTTGAGACAGAGGAGCACGTTGCCCTCATAAAAGAGATTTATACTGAGATTGCCGACAAGATCCAAGCTACAGCCTATCCCGACGTTTATGATAAGGAAGCTAGAATCCCAACCCATTATCGGTCAGACTTTCCAAAAAATCTCTGCACGGTTCAGCGAGTTTGGTTACGTCCCTGGGCTTTTAATCTCTATACTAGGGATGTAGAGAAAATTGCTGCACTTAAGGCTAAATATCCTGAAGGCTGTTATGTAGTCATCATAAACCAGGATCTTGTAGCAGAGATAGTTAGAGACAAAATTGATGATCATTGGACGATAAGCGAGCATCCTCTCAGTGAAGTCCTTCATAATGAGCCAATCGGTGCGCCGATGGTTCCTTTGCAGGATATTACTAATGAGCTAGCTAACTTGACATTGGAGACGATCGAATTTGGGATTCCAGAAATTTTTGCAGATGGACGAGTTATCGATTTTGAAGCATACCAGAGAAATGAAGCCCGTCCTGGTCAAGTCTCCCAAGCAACAGCTCCTGCTGGTATGAATCTTTCATCAGGTTTCCATGAAATTAAGGCCTCTACACTATCTCGAGAGGTCGAGCAATTCGCTAATAGGATTTCGGAGGTAGCTCAGTTCGTGATGGGAAGTTATCCATCTATATATGGTGGGACATTAGAGGGAGGTTCAAGGACCGCCAAAGAATATGAGATGAGCAAGGCTTCAGCGCTCCAGAGATTATCAACGACCTGGACTATTCTCCAAGAATGGTGGGTCAAGGTTGTAGCCAAGAGCGTGAAATCGTTCGTCAAAAACATGAGGGAGGATGAAAGGTCTGTTCAATCTAAGGGCTCTAATTTCGTGAACGTCTGGATTCGTAAGTCTGAACTGACTGGTGAAGTTGGTGATATTGAGCCAGAGATTACAGAAACCTTCCCAATCTCTTGGACTCAAAAGCGTGATGTTATCCTTAATTTGATCCAGATGGATAATGAGGATATTGCTGCTGTTATTCGTCATCCAGAGAATGCTGGTCTGGTTGCTTCTATCATAGGAGTGCCAGAACTTTATATCCCTGGTGATGATGATAGAAATAAGCAGCTTTATGAGATTGCTCGTCTCGTTAGAGAGGAGCCCATGATATCTCCTCCAATGGGTCCAGCTATGCCTGAAGCTCATCCAATGAGCACAGTCCCCGTAGACTCAGACATAGATAATCATTCAGTCGAGGCTGAAGTTTGCCGTGCGTGGCTCAAGTCTGAGGTTGGGCTCGACGCTAAGGAGAACAACCCAGGTGGCTATGCTAATGTCCTCGCTCATCTTAAAGAGCACTTGATGTTTGAAGCTCAGGAGCAGATGGCCCGGATGGAGGTCGAGGGAACAACTGGAGAGGAGGAAATGACGGAAGAAGGAGTAGCAACTTAATCTATCAATCTAAACACTAAATCTGTATGCTGAACAGACGCGCTCGAAAAAGGCTTGCAAAGGCCGAGGTGATTAAAATGGGAGAAAAGTTACTAGGTCAGGTTTTAAGCTTGAATGACAGAGAAGCAAATGAGTCGAGCGAGGAAATTGTTGGTCTTGGTGTTCATCGTGAGATGCTCGTCAATCAAGTCTTAGGAAAATACTACGCTCTTGCTCGAAAGGGTAAAGTATTTATCCATAGCACAGTCGTTGCTGGCGTCGCATTTCCGATCAGCACATCAACAGCTCCAGTTTTTGGGGTCTGGAATAAGGCTGATAGTGGCCGTCTATTAGTTCCTCTTGCTTGGATGGGTCAATATGTCTCTGGGACGGCCATTCAGACCGGAGTGGGACTAAGTCATGTTGGTAATACAGGTTCTGGTGTCGCAACCGCCGCTCCTCTCAGTGCAATCACAGAGGTTGTTCCTATCAATGCTTTCCTTGGAAATGGAAACGTCGCAAAATGTCCAGGTTTCTCTACTGTAACTTTGACCACAGCGGGAACTTGGAGATATGCTCTTGGAATGAATACGTTTACTGGAGCAGCGACAGTTCCAATTGGAATCTCGAATATCAGTCGCCATGATTTCGATGGCGCTTTGCTTATCCCTCCTGGAAATCTCATTCACGTAGTCGGAAACGCTGCATCTGGTGCTCTCTATGGTCAGACTCTCATCGTTGCAGAGCTTCCCTACTAGTTAGAAATGCCATAAGGAGTAAATCATGTCTCTTCATCATCTACTTAATCTTGCACTTTCTCCTCCTCTCTATTTTGATAAGCCAGATGATTCTGGAGGAGGAGATAAATCTGAACTAGAGCAGGATCTCTCTGATCTTGGTGATGAAGGGGCTTCTCCTGATGATGAGGGCGGAGAGGACGATGAGGGTGGAGAAGGTGATGAGGGTAAGGGAGACAAGTCTGAGGGGGAGGAAGAAGACGAGGGGGAAGGTGAAGGTGAGGGCGAAAAAGAAGAAAAAGAAGAAAAAGAAGAAGAAGGAGACGAGAAAAAAGAAAAGAAAGAAGAAGAGATAGAGACTGACGAGCAGGGTCGGCCGACTGTAAAAGCTTTGAAGGCAGTCTATCCTGATATTTTCAAAAAGTTCCCTGCTCTCCGTCAAGCTTTCTTTGAGCATCCAAAGTTTCTCGAGGTCTTCGCTGATCCAGAATCTGCTCAGATAGCAGCAGACAAGGCAAGAGAGTATGATCAGCTTGAGGGGTCTATAGTTGGTAATGGTGATCCTAGCCTCTTAGTTAATACTCTCGGGGAGAATAATCCTAAAGCTTTATCTAAGCTGGTTGAAAACTTTGGAGAGTCGGTTAGGAAATACGACAGTGACCTTTACGTAAAGCTCTCAACTCCTATCATCGAGGAGCTCATCTATCACGCCGCCGCCCACGCTCAGAAGATTGGGGCAAGCAAGGATCAGCCTGGGAGAAATCTCCTTTTAGCTGCGAAACACATCGCTAATTTCGCCTTCGCTAATGGTGGGGATATTCCTGACATCTCTAAGCGCGTGCCAGATAGAGAAAAAGAACCATCCGAAGCTGAGAAGTTGCTTCACGAGGAGCGTGAGGCTTATCGCTACGAAAAGTATTCTGGAGCTATAACTGAAGTCGAGGATAAAATAACGACCGAACTTAACAATATCGTTGGAAATAAACTTGATGCTCTAACATCATTTGAGAGGAAAGCGGTCATCAAGGACGTTCGTCGTGAGATTGATCAGGCTCTACTGGCTGATAAAGCCTTTCAGAGAACTCTTGGTAGTTTGTGGAAACAGGCAGGTGAGTCGGGCTATAGCGATGCTTCCAAGACCAGAATCCGGCGTGCATGGTTGGAGCGCGCACGAAGTATCGCGCCAGGTATTCGTAATCGACTCCGTCAGGAGGCTCTTGACGCAAGGACTCCAGGCAAGAGCAGCTCAGATGAAGGGGAGGGCAAGAAGCGACAGTTTCCAAGTCAAGGTGGACGTGGTCCAAGTAAGGCGCATGGGGTGGTCGACCCTAAAAAAATCGATTGGCGCAAGACCTCGGACATGGACATCATCAACTCGTAGACTGTTGGAGTTGGCCCTTATGGGAGTTGGAATTAAAGGTAGTCGTGGGATTAAAGGCTTGAGTCTAGAAGAAAGACTTGAGAGAAATCGTGCGATTACTGAATTCGGCTGTTGGGAGTGGACCCTAGCTAAGGACGCTCTTGGCTATGGCTTAATCCATCTTAGTCGGGAAGCAGGAACTAAGAGAGTTCATATTGTAGCATTTGAGCTTTATAATAGTGTAAAGCCAAGAAATTGTGTGTTACATAAATTGGAGTGTTCCAATAAGTCCTGCTTTAATCCAGCTCATCTCTATGATGGAACTAAACGCGACAACTATGAAGATGCTGTCGCGGCTGGAACACACGTAAATGTGAGGAGACCTGATGGCTCAAACTGAAAGTCAGGTCGTTGCCGCGGAACTTGAGAGGGTTGCACCCAAAGTTCCTCTACTTTTCGAGAGGGATGCCATGTTCTATGCGAACGTGGAGAAGCGTCCAGTCGAAAAGGTCTCCTCAAGGGACATGAGAGTCCCTCTTGAGATTCGTCCTGGTGGGTTGTTTGGTTATTACGACACCGCTGGAGGCGACCTTGGACGAGGAGAAGGCCCGACCTTCGAGAAAGCGACTATTACCACGGTTAACTTCAAGTATGCCGTGGAGTGGCACAAGAAAACTCAATGGTCAACTGATGATGCTCGTAAATCGGTTGTCAACTCAGTTAAGCACCTTCTCGCCAATGCGATGAAGGAGTTTCGTCGGATGGTAGATGCAAATCTGATGACTGCTGGTGATGGGGTCGTTGGAGTAGTATCTGCGATCAGTGGAACTACGTTGACTCTTGGCACAGATGGATTTGGCACTCGCCTGATTCGTCATGGTCAGAAGATCAATATCTATAACTCGACTCTAGCAACGGACAGAACGACAGGCGATGAGCGAAAG